TTCCCCATGTATCAGAACCCCATGTATCTGTACCCCAACCAAAACCTGCAGTTTGAAATGTAGGACCAACAATTACATAGGGATCAATTTGTGCCGACCCTGTTCCAGATGTTGTACCTGCTGAAGTAGAAGGCATGGTAATTTCAAAAGTATTTGCAGTTTTATTTAAAACTTCAAAAGTGTTATTTTCAAAATCAGATGTGGCATAACCAGAACCTGTTGGCACAGTAACAGAAGAAAAAGTTACATATCTTCCATCTAACAAACCATGAGAAGTTTTATTAACAGTAACTGTTGCAGAACCGGTTGTTGCATCAAAGTCGGCTCCAGTAATAGCTGTATCTAATGGTGTAATATCAAAAAACTCACCTGCATAGTATAAAAATAAAATTTGAGATGTACCTATTGCTACATATTTTTCACCAGCAATAGAAGTAAAATCATGTTGTGCACGTGCTACACCTGGTAAGGTATTATTGGAATTAGTAAGTTGTGACCAGCCTCCTATTTTCTCAGGAAGTCCATATCTAAATCTTACAAAGTCACCATCAACCCATTGTGATTCTCCACCAGAGTCTGTGACCATTTTATTAAAACCAGGTTTGAAATTAAGTTTTTGCAGCATAGGAAGACTTATATATTAATTTTTAACTTATTAACAGTTAAAATATATAGCCAATAATTTCATTTATCTAGTATTATATTCCAAGAAAGTTCTTCTAAAAGTTCGTCTATATTTAAATCTTTTTTATTGGTTTCTTTTATGTAATCGTGAAGCTCAGACGTATCTATTAAAATCCATATATTTTTAAAATCAAAAACTATCTTATCCGATTTAGATTTAAAATGACCTATTTTACCATAGTCCTCTTCTTTAAATTTTATTATAGGACTTAAATCAAATTTAAATTTTTGATTAGATTTAGATTTAAGTATACCTTCAATATGCCAATGTTCTTGTTGAACTTGTTTTTTAGTGGCGTACTTTATATCAATTAATTGATTTTCAAATTTCATCTACCCTTAAACCAATCAGGTAAACCTATATGAGGTCGTGTATCAAATATGTTTTGATCTGCTCCAGGAGTTTTAGAATTGTTATAATGTAAAAATACTTGAACACACTCTTCACCTTCAAAAGGTTCTCTCCAATGCTCTAAATCACAATCAGAATACACTAACATATCTCCAGGTTTTAAATTTACTTTAATACCTTTTTGTCCTTCTTTACCAGAGGGTTCAAGATATATTGGCCAATCATCACCTCCTAAATTCATTGTAGTTGATATTTCACAACTAAATCTATCTTTGTGTCTTTTAAGTTCATCCCCTTTTTTATAAATTCTTGCATAAGTGTATGCAGGATATAATTTTAATTCTGTTGTTTTCTCCATGATAGGTTGACATTTAAGCATTAAAGTTTCCATTACTATATCAGAATAAGAACAATAACTGTTTGGAATTTGTTCATGGGCTTGTTCGTAATGACCTAAAACTTTTTCAAAAGGAGATAAATACCTAGCCTTTATACAAGTATCATAAACTTGTTTTTTCACTGAAAAATAATTAGCAATAAATATTGCTAAATCTTTACTAATTGCTTTTTTTATTACTTGATATTTCTTTACTTTAAAAGACATTTTAACTCCTATTACATTCTGGACCGTGCCATTTTAAACCAGTACCATAAATATTTGTAAAAAATGTAATTAAAGTTAGACGGTCTTCATCTATATCTTTTTCAATAAATTTTTGTGCAGCATGAAATTGTCTGCTATCAAAAATAAGAATTCTATTATATTTAGAGTTTATTGAAATTGTTTCTTCAAAATTAATATTGTTTTCTGATACGTATTTATTTTCATTTTTAAAGTCTTTTTTATAATATATTTCTTTTTTATACTTTGTATTTTTAACAGTACTAAAATTTTTAGGTTCAAACATTGACGTTCCACATTGTGTGTGTTTTGATAAATAAATAATAGCAGTAAGTGTTTCTAAATCTTGATGAACCCAACCAGGATTTATATAATCTTTTGATATACGTTGAAAAGTAGAATAAGCACTAAAGTAAATATCTTGATAACTAGTAGGCCATAATAGTTTTGTTATTTTTGTTGTTGTAAATTCAAATAAATTTTTATTAATCTCATGTAAAGGTAAACTTCTTTCTCCTGGCCAACGACCTTCATTATCAGGTAAATAATCTAGTTGCTTTGCATAGTTAACAACTTCTTCAGGATTTCTAAAAAAATTATCATGTACTAAAGTAGGAATTAACATTTTATCTAAACGGATATCCAAGATTCCACATAACCAATGAATATCTTACTCCTTTCGTAACAGGTTTAACTCTATGCCATACAAACGATGGAAATACAACTATAGAGCCTTTTGGTAAAATTTCTTTACACTGTACTTGGTGATAAGCTTCATTTCTTTTATTAGGTTCATAATTTCTAAAATCAAATTCTAACTGACCTCCTTCATATTCAGAGCCATCAGTCAATTGACAAGTCATAGATAGTTTTCTTACTTTACCATGATCTAAAGTTCCAGGTTTATCATAAGGTTTATCCCAAGTATCACAATGCCAGTCGTAAAATTGATTTAATTTATATTTTGTAAACTGACAAGACTCACTTGTATCCCATTCATAATCCCAACCTGCATTTTTATTAGCTTCATGTATATAAGGTTGTAATGCTCTATATATCCATAAATCATTCATCCAAACAATATTAGAATCTCTTTGTTTTTTTAAATTACTAACCTGTTCTTCATTCAACTCATCAGTGTCATATCCACCCGTCTTTGCCATCATCTCTTTTTGATTTATACCGTGTTGAATAATGTCGTCACATAATTTCAAAGGTAAGGCAGATTTAAAATACCAGTAATAATTATTTAAAACCATAACTATTCTTTAATAAAATTAATCTTTTGTATATAATTTAAATTATAGTTTTGTTTATTATGAATTGTATAAATATTAGTAGATGGAAAAATAATAAACTGGTTATCTTTTAATTCAATATCCCAATGTTTATTTTTAATTCTATTATCATCGTAATAAATTCTAAAAAAACATTTTTCAACTTTAATTCCATAAAATAAAGTAAAATCAGGTGAGTGTTTTAAATTATTCAAATCCGCTTCTATTAAAGGTTCAGACACATAACCTGGTTTAAATACATGACCGTTTGTATGTTGGTTAAGTAATGTTAATTGATATTTAAGATTTACATAATCACGAACGTAAGTATTTAATTTATCCCAATTTTTAGAAAATGGAAATTTTTCTTTAGTGTATAAAGAACTATATATATCTACAATTAATTGATCTCTATTTATTTCAAAACCTTTAGGCATTTCTACTAATCCATGTATTAAAGCTTGTTCTGATAATACTATTTTATCTATCATGTTAATTTCTCCAATAAGTATTGTTTTAATTTGCTAAAAGTTAAATTATTGTAATATGTTTTATCATACCTTTTAAATTTAATTTTTACAATATTTTCACACAGAGGCGTTAATAAAAATAAAGGAGCACCTTTATTAATATGTATATGATCCCAGTGTTTTTCAATTGGGATAAAAAAGTTTAATTCATTTTTATATTTTGAAGGAATAATCCCTGGTAAAATTTTCATCGGGTTAAAATGATAAGAAGAATCAGATAAAACTAAAGAAACATTACTATCGATTGAAACAGGTAATTCTAATTTCAAAATAAATTTATAATTATGATTATCTACATAATTTAATAATTGTTCATTTTCGTGTACTCGTGCTACATTAAAAGAAGTAGTTCCAGTTTGTTGTTTAAAAATTCCTGTTTTATCAAATTCAACATATATATCAAATGGGGACGTGATTAAAAATGATCTTTTATATAAATTTATAAATCCAGCACAAGTTTTTATTGTTCTTAAAAAAGGTAAATGTTTTTTTAATCCTTTATCATATTGTACTCTAGGTATTGATTTGAAATAATTTGGAAAACTGTGTGGTATTTGTACAAACATATTTTTAGCATCTTCTTTTGATAAAAAATCTAAATAACTAATAATTATTTTTTTATTTAAAAAATTCATATTATTTTTCTACCTTATAAAAAACATTTCCTGCAATTGAAACTCTAGTAGAATTACTACTATAAAATGGTGATACAGAATGTCTTAATTTTGAAGGAAATAAAATCATTTTATTATTATATGATTGATCTAGTAAAATATCATGGGTTTCAACATTTCCTAACACATCTGTATAATAAAAAGTAAATACTCCCGCTTTATTTCTTTTTGGTTTTCCAGGTGAATGTTTCATTTCATCTTTTCTATTATATGGAATATCTAACCAAATGACAAAACTCATTAAACCAGGGTGTTTATGTGCAGGACTAAAATCATATTTATTTTGAAAACTTACCCAAGCATTGTTCATAGTAAGTTTAAGGTCTTTACTTAATACTAAATAATCTGCATCAAGAAAATTAAACTTTTTATCATAAGCTATAAAATGTGGTGATATTAATTGTTCTAAACTTTTAATACTATCTTTAAGATGGTATGTACTTTCTATATGACCATCAACAGCATCAGCAATAGATTTTGCTGCATTTGGATTTTTTCTTATTTTAATAACTTCTTTTTTTATATCAGTTAAAGACTGTTCACTTAAATCAGTTATAAAATATCCATAATTAGAAAAATAATTAACATGCATTTTCTTTTTTATACCAAGTAGCTACTGTATACCTAGTTCCTTTCGTAATAGGTTTTACACCATGTTTATAATAATTACCATCAAAATACAATATTCTGCCAGTTACTGGAGAAAATAAAGAGCCATCTTTATAATAAGTTTCTCCTCCTTGAAAATCATCATTTAAATATAATATTGAAGATAAAGTTGTTTGATTACTTGCGGTATCAAAATGTAAAGGTTGTCCAGTAGATATACCCCATCTTACAATTTGAAACCAATCAATTTCAGAATTGTTTATTTTTTTAGCATTTGTATTTAATTTTTTTATTAAAAAATTAAAATCTTGATTTATGTTTTTTATAGGTAAATCTAAAGGATATGTATTACCAAAAACAAAAGTTTTACTTTCATTGCTATTGTAGTAATTTATTAAAAACTTTGTTTCTTCTTTATCTAAGAAATTATCTATCACTTTTTAATCATTCTTCAATTTCTGAAGAAATTAATATACTAACTTATATTATTAATCAAGTCCCAAGTTTGGTTTGTTTCATTCCAATAATAACCCCACCAATGTGTTTGCGCTGTATTTTGGTCTTTTTGTTCTTGGGTTAATTCTGGAGCGTCTCCAATTGGAGATTGCCATCTTGCATCTGTCATATTTTTTACCCACGATCCATAAGGTTTTGGTGGCCAAAAAATTTGATTAGTAGAATCCCAAGTATATCCTATACCTGGATAGTTTCCTCTAAATGGAGTTCCACCATTTAAATGTTTATTTTCAACTGTATTAAATGAAGCTTGAATCCATAAATTAGCAGGCCAATTATTATGTTGTTCTAAATAAGCTTGACCTACAGATTCAGTTTCTACATTAGAATCATTTAATAAATCAGTATTATCTACTGCTAATACTTGTAAAACTATATTGTTGTTATCTATTTTTGCAAAGTGTGCCATAATTTATTGAAACTTATATTTAATTTTTACTACACCAGATCCTCCAGATGCTCCACCACCTTGTGATTGACCTCTACCGCCACCGCCTCCACCAGTGTTTGTAGAACCTGCTTGACCTGCGTTTCCACCGTTACCACCACCGCCAGGGCCTCCAGTACCAGCAGAACCGTTATATCGTCCACCACCTCCACCGCCAGAAAATGTCCCTGGAATCAGTGGGAAAGAAGAACCTGCTCCATTTCCTCCAGGTCCAGCTTGACCTGGGCCAGGTGTAGGGTTACCAGCAGAGCCAGCTCCGCCACCACCACCACCTTGAGTGTTAGAATATCCAATTCCTTGACCACCATTATTTCCTTGTGGTGGACTTACAGGAGGAGTGTTTCCAGAGCCTCCAGGGTTAGCAGCATTATTAGGTGCTGATCCACCTCCACCTCCACCAGACCCACCTGGTAGACCAGGATTGGTAGATTGGCTTGCAGCTCCACCTCCACCACCACCAGTAGAGGTACTTCCTACGCCTGTTGAACTACTTCCTTGACTACCTCTTCCTGCTGGAAAAGATCCTGCGGATCCACCGCCACCGACTGAAATTGGATAACCTGTAACAGAAACAGGAATTGTAAGATCCCTTTTTCCGCCACCGCCTCCTCCGCCGGTTCCGCCATTAAATCCTGATTGATTATCACCACTACCTCCACCTCCAGCGACAATTGTAGTGTCAACTGAATTTGAACCAGCAGCATTACCTGCGTTAGTAACTGTGAAAGTGCCTGGACCTGTAAATGTATGAATTTTATAATCTCCAGAAGTTACAATCGATCCACCTGTTGCAGCTACAAACTGAGGGTTTGATGAATCTCTAAACTGACCTATAGAAATTTGACCTGAAGAAGGTATAGGTCCATTAGGCGCAATAGCAGAACCAGGAACATTAGCTCCTCCAGAATAATATTCTGATAAAGATGTTGGAGGAGATCCTCCGAACTCTGTCTCAATGTCAGACATTCCAACATTTGTACTTGGAACAGCCATTATATTTTCTCCTTAGTTAATTTATCTACTTTATCAGACAATACTTTAACTGCTTCTATTAGTAAACATGTAAGTCTATCATATTTAACAGCCTTAATACCATCTTTTCTTTGAGCAACAGCTTCAGGTAAAACTTTTTCTACTTCTTGAGCTATAACTCCAACATCTTTTTTTCTAACAAAATAACCATCTTCACCACCTTGTTTTTTAATCCATTCATCTTTCCAATTAAATAAAACACCATTTAATTTTTTCAATGCTTCTAATGGATCTGGAATATTTGTAATATCTTCTTTTAACATAGCGTCTGAAGAATAAAAAGCTGTTATATCATCAGTAGCACGTATTTGTCCAGTAGTTCCTGAAGGAGCAGTTCCTACGCCTATTGAATCTGCTTGTACATCATTGTCTGCCGTTAATGTTCCAGTAATTTCTATATTTCCTGTGGTATTTATATTTCCTGCAATAATAATATTCCCTGTTCCTGTAATATCGTTTGAATTAAGATCTAAATCACCACTTAACTGCGGAGAAATATCTGAAGAAACTTCTGTAAAAGCTGCATCTACAACATTTGTTCCATCGGAATAAATCATTTTTTTACCTTTATCAGTTGTAGCCCAGGTGACCCCTGTTCCAGAACTTGTTTTAAAAGTAATTGTAAATGCACCGATAGTTGCATTTTCAATTATATAGGCTTTTTCAATTCCATCTGGAATAACTACATTCACATTTGATGTAATAACTCCTGTTAATTTTATAATTTGATTTTTACCATTAGATAAGACTCCATTTGAAAATACTAAAGTAGCACCAGTCGTTGCATTTAATCCAACCCCTGCATACCCACCTATAGCTTGTTCAAGGATTAATAAATTTGTGTTTGTAATCTGTCCCCAAGTTCCTGAATTTTCACCAGTTGCCTGAACCGTTAATTTTAAACTTGCTGATGTCGTGTTAGCCATATTTTAGATTCCTTAAATTATACCATAATATTTCATTTATGCAGCAGTGTCAACTTCTGTCCAAGGTTGAATGGTTCCTGTATTTACCTCACTCCACATAATATT